ATGCAACGTTTTCAAAAAATTTTTCAGTCCGAAGCTACCGGTGGCATATTGCTTTTCATCTTTGCTTTGATGGCCATCATTCTCGCCAACACAGCTCTTAGTGAAAGCTATTTCAATTTTTTGGACACCCCGGTCAGTGTACAATTCGGCGCATTCAGCATTGCCAAACCGTTATTAATGTGGGTAAACGATGGGTTTATGGCGGTTTTCTTCGTTTTGGTAGGCATGGAAGTCAAACGTGAAATGTTAGAAGGCTCCCTTTCTAGCTATCAACAGGCAATCTTCCCCGCGATCGCTGCACTAGGAGGCATGATCGTACCTGCTTTAATCTATTTCTTGATTGCACAACATTCCCTGGAAATTCAATCCGGTTGGGCAATTCCCATGGCAACTGACATCGCCTTTGCTTTAGGCATTGTGGCGTTATTAGGTAAGCGCGTGCCATTACCGTTAAAAGTGTTCTTATTAGCGCTTGCCATCATTGATGACCTTGGCGCCATTATCGTTATCGCCGTTTTTTATTCCCATGAACTCAGCACCCAAGCCCTAATTTTGGCCGCTATCACAATTACTATTCTTGTACTCATGAATCGCATGAAAATAGGCGCATTATGCGCTTACATGGTGGTTGGTTTGATTTTATGGGCATCCGTATTAAAATCCGGCGTACACGCTACCCTTGCGGGCGTAATCATCGGTTTCTGCATCCCAATGCGAGGTCGCAAGGGTGAAAAACCATTACATCAATTCGAACATATTTTGACACCGTGGTGCAGCTATTTAATTCTGCCGCTATTTGCCTTCTCCAACGCCGGCGTATCCTTGGAAAACATAGGATTCTCCAGCTTAAGTTCACCGCTCACCCTCGGCATTATGCTCGGTTTAATCATCGGAAAACCGCTTGGTGTCTTCCTATTTAGCTACCTCTCGGTTAAATGCAATCTTGCCAAAATACCACAAGGCATTAATTTCAAACAAATTTTCGCTATTGCCGTGCTGTGTGGCATAGGGTTCACAATGTCCATGTTCCTTGCAGGCCTCGCTTTTGGGGAAACGCCAAATAACAGTTTCGACACACTCTCCCGCTTAGGTATCTTATTAGGCTCAGGCGTATCAGCGATTGTGGGTTATATTTTGTTAAGAAAAACAACATCGAATTAATATCGTTAAAAAAGAAAGCCTTGCAAATCAGCAAGGCTTTTTTATTACTTACAGCAAACCTTCTCACAAGGCTTATCTCGATCCAATCTTCCCATAGTAAACATTAAGATGAATTTTGTTTTAAGCCCAAGAAAGCATTTCCTTGCAATACGTCTTCTCACCACAACTCAATTCTTCATGATTTACTTTTGATTTAGCCATAAGCCCCCAAAGCCAGACAAAGTGCGGTCAAAATTAACAGTGTTTTTCGCATTGCAAAAAAATTCGCAGAAGTATTGGATTATTCTTTTGATGCGATATCTGTTAAAAGTCTCTTAACACGTAACATAAGGCTTTTCCCTGATCGCAATAACACTAAATTAAGCACATACCAGTGTTACTAAAAAACGAGATTAGAGACGATTGAGTGCGATGGGCTATGATAGGTAAAAGTGCTATAGCCTTGTAAATACCAGATAAAACAAAACCCTGCGATTAATTACGCGGGGCTATGTCTGGGCGAGACTTGAATTAAAAACATAAAGCATTGATTTAAAACAAACCTAACAAACAATTTAAAACCCAGTGTTACTACCGGTGTTACTAAAAATTTTTACTAGGCATTTTTAGCCATTCTTTGATACCCAAAGAATTAAAGCGACAGATATTAAAACAAGGCAAAAACTCTATCAACGTTCAAAATTATATAAAAAGGTGTTCACCTGTTCACTTTTTTAATCTTTTTATATAAATTATCTTTATTTATTATATAGTTATATTAGTGAACACCTTTCTTTTAAGTGTTCACTAGGTATTCACTAGTGTTCACTCTTAAAAAATCCCATCTAAATTATATTTTTCTATCTATGCCTGTATAAAAAACAAGCAATCAAATTTCACCCACTCAACGCATCCTAACGTAGCTAAACTATTAATTTTTAAGCAATTTACTTCCTGTTTTTTGTGTATATATTGTTCTATGGGCTTTTTATAAGCCGTCTTAATTAAGATGATTTTAAAAGGATTAACTATGTTTAAAAAACTGTTAGAACTACGCCAACAAAAAGCGGAAAAAGTCGCAGCAATGCGCGCTATGTTAGACAAAGCAGAACAAGAAAATCGCTCATTAAATGATGCCGAAAACGTTGACTTTGAAAAGTTGAAAGATTTGGTTAAGCAATTGAGTGATGAAATCGCCCGTTATGAAACGGTGGCAGATGAAGAACGTAACATTGCCGACAAAGGCAAGCCGGTAGAAACACGCGGTAAAACCTTCAGCAATGACGAACTACGCCACTACATTAAAACGGGTGAATTACGAAATCTTTCCACCACCGGTCAAGAAGATGGCGGTTATACCGTGATCCCACAATTGGATAAAGACGTAATGAAACGCTTAACCGATGATAGCGTGATGCGTCAAATTTGTAACGTGGTCCGCTTGCCGGTTGGTGCGAAAGAATACAAAAAACTTGTTTCCGCCGGTGGTGCGGTAGTGGCCCATGGTGAGGAAGGTCAAGCCCGCAATGGCACCGCCACACCGAAACTCCATGAAGTCACTATTGCATTAAACCCTATCTATGCCTATCCGAAAACCACTCAAGAAATTTTGGACTTCTCCAGCATTGATGTTTTAGGTTGGCTGACTGATGAAATTTCCGAAAGCTTCACCGAAACCGAAGAAACCGACTTAACCGGCGGCGACGGCACGAAGAAATCAAAAGGCTTCTTATCCTATGAGCGTTCTACCGAAGCGGACAAAGTACGCGCCTTTGGTAAATTACAAAAATTAGACGTTGCCGGTGCCGACAAAATCACCGCCGATACGCTAATTGATTTGTTCTACACCTTACACAGCAAATACCGTAAAAATGCCGTTTGGGTGATGTCTTCCACCATTGCGGCGGCATTACAAAAACTCAAAAACAAAAACGGCGATTTTATTTGGCGTGATGGTTTAACCGTAGATGCGCCTTCTACCCTTTTAGGTCGTCCGGTTTACTTCCTTGAGACCATGCCGGCAAGTGGTGCCAATAAACCGGTAGTTGCCTTTGGTGACTTCAAACGCGGTTACTTCATTGTAGATCACGAAACAGGCGTAAGAACCCGCCCTGATAACATTACCGAACCGGGCTTCTATAAAGTCCATACTGATAAATATCTTGGTGGTGGCGTGGTAGATAGTAACGCAATCAAGTTCATTGAAGTTACGGCTTAATCGTCAAATTCCAACGGGGGCAATTAAGCCCCCTTTTTGTTAAAAGGGAAAGTATGAATAAAGAATTTGAAATCCGCTCATCCGAAATCACCGCAGACAGCGAGAATAAAAAACTGGTTGGCTATGTGGTGAAGTGGAACAGCCCTTCTGAAGTGCTTTATTGCGATTTTGTAGAACAATTCAGTGCGAATGCGTTTAGCGAAAGTTTAAGTAGCGGTGCCGATGTGCGGGCGTTATTTGAACACGATCACACCAAACTATTAGGGCGCACCCGTGCGGGAACCTTAAAACTAGAAGAAGACGCAATAGGCTTACGTTTTGAATTAATGCCACCTGATACCACCTTAGGGCGTGATTTGTTGGTCAGTGTTGAACGCGGCGATATTAGTGGAATGTCTTTCGGCTTTTGGGCCAAAGAAGAAACATGGAATTTTGATGTAGAGCCTTGCCAACGCACAGTGGCCAAAGCGGAATTATTTGAAATCACCGTTACCAGTATTCCGGCATATCCTGAAAGTAGCGTTGAGATTGCCAAACGATCAATGGCCACCGCGAAGGGAAAAACGCAAGGAAAATCCACCGCACTTTTGAAACAGTGGCTTGATGTGGCGGAGGCGTAGTATGTGGAACCCGTTTAGACGAAAAGAACAACGCAGCGCACCCATGGCCATTGATGAGTTGCTTTCTTATCTTGGTGTATCAAACACCGGCGCAGGGGAATTTGTCAGCCCGAACACAGCGGAAAGTTTACCGGCGGTGATGAGTGCCGTTACCGTTATTTCAGAAGCGGTGGCCAGTATGCCTTGTTATTTGTATCAGCTTAAAGACGATGGCCGCGAGCGCGTTTATCGTCACCCGGTGGACTATCTCTTAAATGAAATGCCAAACCGTAGCCAAACACCGTATCAATTCAAATACACCATGATGCGTCACTGCCTATTAAATGGTAACGCTTATGCGGTGATTGAATGGAACAGCAAAGGCGAACCAATCAGCCTTACCCCGTACGAACCAAGTGCGGTCAATATCTATCGCAAAGTTGGTGGTGAGTATATCTATCAAATTACCGATTTAGACGGCAATACCAAAAACTATCTTCAAGATGAAATCCTACATTTACGCCATTCATCCCTTGATGGCTTTATGGGACGTTCGCCAATTACGATTTGCCGTGAAACCGTGGGCTTAGGCATTGCTCAACAGAAACACGGATCGGCAATGATGAAAAATGGCTTAATGGCAAGTGGCTTAATTACTACCGCCGAATGGTTAGACGAAGCCAAAGCACAAAAAGCCGTAAAAGCCCTTGAACGTTACAAGGGGGCGAAGAACGCAGGGAAAACACCCATCCTTGAAGGCTCAATGGAATATAAACAGTTAGGCATGACAAACCAAGACGCGGAATGGTTAGCAAGCCGTACGTTCACAATTTCCGATATTGCCAGAATCTACAACATTAGCCCGATTTTTCTTCAAGACTATTCCAATAGCAGTTATTCAAACTTTAGTGAAGCCAGTCGAGCCTTTTTATCGCAAACCTTGCGCCCTTGGCTAACCAATTTTGAACAGCAGCTAAAAGATGCCTTGATGATTGATTTAGGCAGCAACAGCAAGAAACGTTACTTAATCGAATTTGATACAAGCGACTTATTGCGCACAAGTCAAAGCGAGCGTTTCAAGAGTTACGATGTGGCGATTAAAGCCGGTGTAATGTGCCCGAATGAAGTTCGCCGCCGTGAAGGTTTACCGCCTTATGCTGGTGGAGAAGAATTTAGCCAAGCATGGAAACAAACCGTAGAAGTAAAACGCGGTGATGAACAAGAACCGGGGGCAATCGATGGCAATCATGATTAAGGCCGGAAAGTATAACAAGGTGATTAGCCTACAAAAGCAAGTGAACGAACAGAACGACTACGGCGGTATTGTGAGTAAATGGAAAACCGTTGCCAATATCCGGGCGGCGGTTGAACCATTACAAGGTAGAGAGTTCTTCTCCGGTGCGGTGCCATTAAATGAAAATACTGTGCGCATTCGCATACGTTACGGAACTAATGTTGATAACACTATGCGTGTGAAATATGGGAACCGTTCGCTAGAGATAATCAACATTATTGATAGTAAAGAAGCGCACAAAGAACTGCAGCTTATCTGTAAGGAGTTGACCGGCAATGGTGGAAATTAATTTAACAATTGATGAAATCAAAGCGCACTTAAATCTCGATCATGATTTAGATGATGAGTTACTGGAAGCCTATAAGGTAGCCACATTGGAAGTATGCCAAAAACATATTGGCAAAACCTTTGGGGAAGAAGAAACGGAAAAGACCATACCTTTTACTCCGGCAATTAAGATTGGTTGTTTAATGTATATCGCCTATCTCTACACGAACCGCGAAGCCGTCACAGACTTAGCCAACCTTAAACCGGCACCTATGACGATTTCCGCATTGTGGGAAGTGTATAGAGAACCGTGCGCTTACTAAGGATTTAGTAACCGATGCCATACCAACCATTAAAACGTTGTAGCTATCCCGGATGTAGAAACAAAGTAAAGTCAGGTAGATGTGAGGAGCACAAACCCAAGGACAACCGCCCAAACAGTAGCGCACGCGGTTACGACCACAAGTGGAGCAAATACCGCGCGCAATACTTAAAGCATCATCCCCTTTGCGTGATGTGCTTAGAGCAAGGCAAATATACACCGGCAACAGTGATAGACCATATTAAGCCGGTAGAGAACGGACAAGCAGATCCGTTGTTTTGGGTAGCAAGCAATCATCAGCCTTTATGTCGTGATTGTCACAGCTATAAAACACGAGTGATAGACCAACGCGGATTTGGTGCGAAGAAAATTGATTAGACCGGGTGGGGGCAATTTAAAAAAGAAAGTGGCAATCCTACGGAACCGCCCGCCTACTCAAATTTTTACGCAAAGTGATTTTTTAGAAAATAAGGAAAGTGAATGAGCAAGCGAAAAAGTTATAAAACGCCTGATTTCTTGGATGATATTGCTAAAAGCCAATGGAAAGCACGCATTAAACAACTTTCAGAGCGTGGCGATATTAAGCCGGAAGATTTAACAAACCTTGAAATTTATTGCGAAAACTACGCAATTTGGCGTCATTCTGTGGCAGATTTAGCGAAAAATGGCTTCATTATCGTAAATAGTCAAGGCACACAATCAAGAAACCCGGCATTGTCCGCGAAAGCAGATGCCGAAAAAGTCATGATCAAGATGTCTTCCCTCTTAGGCTTCGATCCGGTGAGCCGCCGTAAAAATCCAGTAGAAACGGACGTTACTGATATGTTGGATGAAATCCTCACAATGTAGGCGAAAATGGAAATCTGGCACGAATACGCGAAGAAAGTTCAATCAGGTGAAATAGTGGCTTGTCGTAAGATAAAACAAGCCGTAGCGCGTTATTTTGATGATTTAGCGAACCCTGCCTATTTCTTTGATGAAAGTGCAGTAAATAAATTCTTGGCTTTTTCTCGCCTATGCCCACACGTTAAAGGGCATTTACGCGGGCAACCAATCGAGCTTTCAGACTGGCAGACGTTTCTATTTGCCAATCTGTTAGGCTTTAAGCGCACTGATACCGGCTTGAGAAAATATCGTTCCGCTTATATCCAAGTGGCGCGGAAAAATGCCAAGTCCACCGTGGCCGCCGTGTTGGCTAATTGGTTCCTACTGATGGAAGCGGGCCAACAAGATATTTACACTGCGGCGGTAAGCCGAGACCAAGCCCGCATTGTGTTTGATGATGCGCGCCAAATGTGCCTACTCTCTCCCCTTTTGCGCAAACGGCTCAATATTCAGCAGCATAAACTGATTAATCCGAAATCAAATAGCTTAATGCGCCCGTTAGCGGCTAAATCCTCAACCATTGAGGGAACTAACCCAAGCCTAGCCATTGTGGACGAATACCACCTACACACTGATAACAGCGTTTACAGTGCGTTAGAACTAGGGCAAGGCGCCCGCCCGGAAGGTTTATTGTTTGCGATTACCACCGCGGGAAGTAACGTAATTTCCGCTTGTAAACAACACTATGATTATTGCGCGCAAATACTGGAAGGAAACGAACAAAACGACAGCCTATTTGTGCTGATTTTTGAATTGGACGAAGAAAGCGAAATTGATAATCCGGAAAACTGGGTAAAAGCCAATCCGAATATCGGTAAATCCATTCCTTACCTTGATTTTGAAAACACGATCAAGAAAGCCCGAGGGATTCCTTCCGAGTGGGTGGAAATGCTCACCAAGCGTTTTAATGTTTGGTGCCAAGGTACGACACCATGGCTAGGCGAAGGCAATTGGGCGCAGTGCGCACGAGATTACACTGAAAGCGACTTACTTCACCAAGATTGCTATTTGGGCTTGGATTTATCTAGCACCAACGACTTAACAAGCCTTTGTTACACCTTCCCACAAGGGAAAAAAGTGCGGTTGATTACCCGGCACTATATTCCTGAATTTCAGCTTAACAACGTGGCAAATAAGAATCGGGCCATCTATCGAAACTGGGTACGTCAAGGGTGGTTAATTGCCACAGAGGGCGACTGTATCGACTATGACAAAATCCGCGATGATATTTTAAAAGATGCGGAAAACTTCAATATCAAAATGATTGGCTTTGATGTTTGGAACGCCACGCATTTACGCACGCAATTACAGGCAGCAGGCTTAGAAGTAGAACCTTTCCCGCAAACCTATCAACGATTTAGCCCGGTGGCTAAAAGTGCGGAAGTGTTGATAAATCGCCAAGTGATAGAACACCACGGCGATCCGGTGCTTTCTTGGGCATTATCCAACGTTGTGATGGAAACCGATGCCAACGCCAACATTAAACCAAACAAGAAAAAGGCCGCAAACAAAATCGATCCGGCAGTGGCTTTCTTGATGTCATTCGGTACTTATCAACTTGAATATGGCGATCTGATTTTTGAGTTATCGGAAGAACACAAACAGGCATTGGAACAATTTAACGGGATTGATTTATGAGATGTAAACAGGCAAAACAAAACTTACTGCTTTCAGCGGTGAATCACTATAAAAAATCGACCGCACTTTTTACCTTTGTCAGCCTTTACGATGATGAAGAACCCTATCCAATAAGTGAAGTTATTCACGCATTAGAATGTAAATGTAATGCGGCCAAGCGAGAAATAGACAGCCGACCAAATAGCCCGAATATGGACGCGTTAGAAACGATTTACTTTATTGCCAAGAAACAGCTTGATGCCATGCTAAAACAGCAAAAAAGAATCAATGCCGGTAAGTGATGAAGAATAAAATATTTTCCTTACACTATTGAATCTTTTCTCCTTTGTGACTATGTTATTTATTATAATAACCAGTAAAAATAAGGGGGTGAACTATGGGGCTGATACTAGTTGCAATAAAGTGTATGGTTGCTTCTTTTTTTGTCGTATTAGCAATAGTTACCTTTCAAGACTGGTGGTTTATTGTGGCCTTTGGTTTAGCCGGCGGGCTTTCATTTACTATCGGTTGGCTTATTTACGATGAATATAAGCGCCGGAAAGAAAATAAACGGTTGGTGGACGAGCGAGAAAAAAGAAAGAATAGTTGGGTAGAACATGAAATTAATCGTCCGATTATTCAAAAGACTTTACAGAAGCAGAAAGAAAATAAGCCATTTATCACCGGCACGATAAACTGGATAGACGGCAGCACCGGCAAGGAAACCACTTTAATAGATATTAGTGTAGATATAAAAAACAAATAACCGAATAAAGCGCACCTAGGCTGATCCCCGAAAGCAAGAAACCTTATCTTGTTGGTGCGCTCCTATCATAAGGGTAAATGCGAAAGGGGCGTTTATGGTCAAACTAAAAGTCTTACCTAAAAAATCTTATTCATTAGAAGATGCTGCTAAATATATTTTTTTAAATCATCAAATAGATATATCTGTACGGGATTTATTAGAATATATTCAAAACGGTGAATTAAAAGCATCAGTTTATTTGAGTGGAGATAAAGTAAATATAAATTCCGTCAATAGAAAGGAAGTTGATTTTATAAATGGTTCGAATGAGTATAGAGAGCTGCGACCATATTATTCAGAGTGTTCATTATACTTCAGATTAAACCCACAAGAATTTGAAATTCAAGAATATGAAGATTGTTCATGGTTACATAAAGAAGATAGTTTTTTGGATTTCTACATTTGTTTGCCTAAAAAAAACTACAGTATTAAATCCTTAAGAAAAATAGATTGTTTAAGCATATATGATGGAAACGTTGGAAAAGTTGAAGCTATAGACTTTGAAGGATACTTCCAAATTAGTGGAACAGAATTAAACTCATTCAATGTTGATTATCTGATAGATAAAGGATTTTTAGAAAGCTTTCCAAAATCTATAATGGCGATTTATAAAAACATAATTTGTTTTTTATACATAGATGAAAACAAAACTCCTTTATATTTAGATGATATATGTATATTACATGAACATTTGATTAATTTCTTAGAGTTGTTTTCCGTAATAGATACCAGCTACGACCAAATAGAAGAAATACAGAATCTCAAAAACCAACTTGATGACAAAGATAAAAAAATCGAGGAACTAAAAGAGCAGATAGAAAGTTATCAAAATATAAAAGTATCAACTGCATCAGAAAATAAGAAAAATGAATTTATTAAGGCATTACTCAAAATCAAATATGGTGCAGAAGTCGCCGAGAATCCACGCCCACACGTTTATGATCCAAATGTCAGTAACAAAGGCAAAGATGGCGTAATACAAAGGGATTTTGAATCAAAAGGACTAACAAAACACCTCCCTTCCGGTAAAACATTAAAAAACTGGGTGAGCTCAGTCGAATTAGACAATTAATTAATCCAAAAACTGGAAAAAACTGGAAAAGTCTGGACGTTTCCAGTTTATCAAATCCCCTTTCATAAAATACCTCTCGTTCGAACAACTCAACGGAATAGAGCGCTATTCCATATAGTTAAACTAACGAGAGGTATTTTTTATGAGCCAATTTCAAACCCAATCTAAAAAACTTATCACCGGTGCCGAAGTCACCGTAATGATCGGCTTTGGTCGCACCAAACTCAATTTGCTTGTAAAAGCTAAACAATTCCCACAACCGATCCGCTTTTCACAAAACTTTGTCCGTTGGGATTTAGAAGAAGTGAATGCGTGGATTGAAGAACAAAAAGCGGCACGCGCTTAAGGTGGTGGAAGATGAACGAAGCAAGAAAACCAACACAATTCTTAAAAGTGTTACACCGTTTAATTCTTTCTAGCATTAGCGGCATTGATGGTTATTCAATGGGCATGACGTCAGCGCGTAACTATATCAGTGAACTTGAACGCAATCATTTAATCGGCAAAGTGAAACGTACAACGGAAAAGACTGCAGATGGAATGGGGCAATACTACCGCTATGAAATCGCAGATGCCGAACAGTTAAAACAGGTGATTGCCATTTATAAGGTTAAGGGAGGTGAGCTTACTGCGCATGAAGAACAGCAAGCCTACTTTCGATTCCGTTAAAAGAAAAACGCCGCAAGGCTCAACCCAAGCGGCGCATTCCCCTACCTTAAGAATCACTCAGAAGGTAGATAACCTAAATTACATGAGGGCGGAAACTGCGGAACACACTTTGAACGCTAATGAATGATTTTAGCGACCATGAGCCAAACACAAAGCACATGCCACGTTTCCCGATCTAAATCCATAAAAGGAATTAATATGAATTTAAATCACGTTAATTATAAAAAATATGAAAATAATTACAATGCATTTCACTTTACAAAACGCAGTCAAATTTGCGACTATGTTCACGCCTTAGCAAAATCTAAGGCCAGCCGTGAGAAGCTGAATTTACTACTGGCGAACGATAGCACGCCTTTTAACCGTGCTTTTTTTGTTCGTAACATTCGCACACCTAACAATAAATTGCGGATTTTGTTTCAACATTTATCAACAATTTATTTTCCAATGGTAGCGCATAATAGGCAACCCTTTGTGGTTGGCTGTTTTCCAGTAGAAGCAGTTTCTCACCCTGTTATGTGCTGCCGCCCGACCGTGAGAAGTCTAGCGGTAGTTTCTAAAAATTTACTACTGGAAACTACGCAAATGAAACAATTCATTTTTGCGGCTATTCGCCGTACCGATCTAACCAATCAAATTCAAAAAATCCGCATCACTGCCGATACAGAACAAGCCGCACGCGCCCAATTCGCCCGTGATTTTGTTCTTGTGCTTACAGGAAAAATCAATCTTCAAAACACCGTGAAAAACAACCGCACTTTTACGGCAATCTCTCGTGATTCTATGGAGGTGGCTCATGCGTAATGAAGAAATTACCAAAGCACTTGAAGGATTGTGGGAAGCTCAAGCAATTTCAGAACTAATTAGCAAAGGCGATGGAACGATTGATAAGGTTGAGTGCGCCACCTATGAAGCCGCCTTCCGTGCCGTATCAAAATTAATCCTCACTTCTGTAATGTCGTTAGAAGAAGAACTTTAGGGAGGGACAAAATCATGAAGAAATTAGACGCGATGGACGAAATCACAAAAAATCTTTCTCAAGCGGAAGCTATTTTGCTGATGGTGGATAACAACACAAGGGAGAAAGCATTAAGCGATTCACTTTGGGCCGTGCGTGATCTGATTGTGCGGACTAAAGACGCAGTGAATGTACTTTGGGAGGGTGGCAATAATGAAAGTAAGTAACCAGTATAAGGGGAAACTCTCATTCAATCCTTTACACGCGGAATATGCGCAAATCAGCCGCCAATTTAAGTTAATCCATGATAGTAACCGGAAATGCCTTGAAGTTTATCCGGACGACTTCCATCACAAACTAAAAATGCGCGGCGAATGTGCGGATTTAGTAGAACGGTTGAAAGGTGGTGGAAAGTTATTTAACGAATTGGCGAAAGCTGCCGATTTAACAAAAGAACAGACCGCACTTTTGAAATCGTTCAATCAGGCAAACGGCTATTTAATTTCTAAATTTGCCGAAGTAGTAACACAAATTGAACAATTACAGGTGGTGGCAAATGCGTAAGTTAAAAACCAAAGTAAGCAAGAAGCGCCCTAGCCTATTTGAGGAAGAGCGCTTGCCGGATTGGGAACAGTTGGTAAAAGCCATTAAACAGACTGAATTTTATCTTAGCTTTGCCAAAGACTACATTCACAACGGGCATTTAAAAGGCGCAACAGACGCGCTGAAATCAATTAAACGAGCAACTACAACAGGATTGAAAATCACAGGGGGAAACAATGCGTAACTTAGACTTAATCGACAAAATCAATATTGAAACAGCCTATCTTAAAGCGATGCTAAATATGTTGGCCACACACTTTGAAGATAAAGGGCAAAAATTAGACGATCTAAGCTATGCCAATATTGCGTATGCGATAAATTCACACGTTGAAAATATTGAAAATGCCGTAAATGACAAATCAAATTGGGGTGAAAAATGAGCACAGAAAATAAATTTGTTTTAGATGAAGGCGCTCTAAACAACCTTGAAGCGGCAAGCGCACTTTTTTGGCAAGCCTTTTCAATGGCTGATGTATTAGCATCAGCAAACTTAAATGAAGGTGATATGCCGACCGTAATTTGTGCGTTAAAAGGCGTAGTGAATTTGATGAATGAAGGCTTAGAACATTTAGCGGGAGTGAAATAATGAACGATACAAATACACCAACCCAAAAGCACGGCACAGCGACACTATGGAGCATTGAAAGCATTATTACCGAAATCCAAGAAATAGCTGATGCAGGATTAAACGGCGCAATTTACCGAGCGAATGAACATGGCGAAAGAATCGCAATAAGTAAAGACGAGATTTTAGATCTGATTTTAGACCAAGCAACTTTGGCCTTGATGGATGTTGAAGATTTAAAACACCAAATCGAAGCGTTAGCAATTCACCATAAGGCCAAAACCGAAAAGGATTACTTAACTTTGCCGGTAGTGGACCTAGGAGGAGCACAATAATGGATCTCAATCAAAAAATGGATTATTCCAAACTAAGCTCTGTTGAATTGAATGCGATTTCAATCAGTCATCAGAACATGGGAAAACGTAAAGATGAAGCCTTTAATTCGTCTTTCCCTTATACCACCGAAGCAATTTTGGCATTAGCCGAACAGTTTATTGATTATCCCGCTGAATATCTCGACGGGCTAAAAATCATTCATGATGAACTACTGGCTATCAATAAGCATTTATTAGCAATGGCACCGAAGCCACCTTCACCCGATCCGGAAGAAGTCGTGGCGGAATTATTCAATGATGTACTGATAGATGGTTTATTAAAACATTGTGTTGTGAATTCCTTGGTAAGTGCATTTTCCTATTTTCAAAAAACAGTCGCCATGCGTATTCATATAATTGAGAGCGGTACGGTTGAGGAGGTAAATCATGGCACGCTTAATTAATGCACCACATTTAGCGGATCAGCCGAAAGAACCTTATTCAGCATTAATCATTCTTGCCGGGCGTAAGGCTTGGCAAGCATGGAACAAAGGAAAAGGCGAAGAATGGTTATTGTTATGTTCGTTGGTGGAAGGTATAGATGCCAGACAAAAGCCGGTGATTCTTGCCGAACAGCAACTTGAAGATGTTTCAGGAATAAGAATAGCTGATTCGGAGCAACGCGCAATCTTGCTTTTCCAATGTGGAGAATTAGAGCAGACAGAAATCACCGGTATTTGCCATAATCTAGCAAAGCATACTAAAGCTGATCATGTCGTTTTATATGATGGTGCCGCGCAGATTAGGGAAAATCTAAGTGGTTACATTCAACGCCTACGCACGGATAAAAGTGCGGTAGAAATTGCGGATAAAATTGCTCCGCCGCCGAAATTGAAAGAAAAGGACGGTACCAACGTAAAAGCGCGGGCATTCGTAAAATGGCTGAATCTAGATATTGCTCAACACAGCTTAGATAAGGAGCTTTATCATTACACCGGTGTAAATTGGGAGATTCTACCAAGATCGGAGTTAGAGGTTAAAGCCGTTCAGTTTTACGATGAACAGGAATTTACTTATAGCGCCCGTTCTATTGATTCAATGATTGATACAGCGAAGATTCAAGCGGCTAAAATGGGTGAGCAATCCAAGGAGCTATTAGCCTTTAAAAACGGCGTATTAAATCGCTCTACTTTGGCGTTTTACCCACATTGCCGGGAAAACTGGCTCACTTCCTTTATTCCGCACGATTACACGAATCAGGAAGAAAATACACCGCACTTTGATCGTTGGTTGAATTTTGTTGCCGATGGTAAGGAAGATAAAAAGCAAGCAATCTTGGGCGCACTTTACGCGATTTTAACGAATCGCCATAACTGGCAATTATTCTTTGAAGTAACCGGCGATGGTGGCAGCGGAAAATCGGTATTTGCGCAAATTGCCACAATGTTAGCCGGGGAACAAAACACCGAAAGCGGTCGATTAGTTGATTTAGACGAACCGCGCGGCCGTGAAAACTTTGTGAATAAAACGCTCATTCTATGCCCGGAACAATCCCGCTATGGCAGTGATGGTGGTGGACTAAAAAGCATTAGTGCGGGGGATTTAGTTAATATCGATCCGAAGCACAAAAGCAAGTTTAAAGCAGTCATTCCCGCGATAGTGCTAATCGTCAACAATGAGCCGACACGCTTCACAGAAAGAAACGGAGGTATTGAACGCCGCAGAGTGATTTTTCACTTTGATAAAGTGGTGCCGGAAAGTAAACGCGATCCGCACTTAATGGATAAGATAGAAGCCGAAGCAGGCGGAATTATTTATAAGCTGATTCAGGCGTTTAAAAATCCGTTGAACGCGAAAAAAGCGTTAAGCCAACAACAGGAAAGCGCTGAAGCGTTGGAAATAAAAATTGAATCGGATCATATCACCGCATTTTGTTGTTATTTCTCAACCACGGAGAAAATAGACGGCTTATTCATTGGCAATGCGAACATGATTAATAGTTTCAGAACGCACCTTTATCCGGCATATTTGGAATTTATCAAAGCGAATAATCATGCCGCACCCTTAACACTAAATAACTTTTCCAATGCGTTAAGGCAGGGATTCGCACAGCATAGGAACAAATATCCATATCAAAGCAAGAAGACTAATAAAGGGACAAAAACCAATGTAGTTTTTAAAAATGTTGATGAATTCCTAAATGAATATATAAAAATCAAATAGATAACCAAAGGCGCGCACGAAAAGCGCGCTTTTTTTGCCTAAAAAAGTGAACACCAAACGTGAACACTTGTGAATACCGGTAATCACCATCTAATTTATTGATATAATTAACAAAAATGGTAAAGGTGAACAGGTGAACACCTTTTTATAATATTTTATACACACATCGCTTTTAACGTTCGCATTGTTCCACATAATCGCCCCAAAGTTGCATCACCGGCTTACGTTGTTCTAGATAATCAGAACGATTGTATGCGCGGCGCACAGAATCTTTTATACCATGAGATAAACAAGCCTCAATCACATCAGGGGAAATCATAGGTTCATATTCATTCAAATAAGTACTACCGATAGCGCGCAATCCATGACCAGTTAATTTATCTTTATACCCTAAATCGACTAACGCTTTATTGACTGATTGGCTATTCATTGGTTTATCTTTAGTGCGGGCACTTTGGAAAACATATTTATCATTCTTTGTGTACGACAACATAATACGCAGCACTTCTATAGATTGAGTAGAAAGTGGCACAATGTGAGCTTTTCTTGTTTTCATTCTTTCCGCCGGAATCGACCATAAACGATTATCTAAATCAATTTCCGACCATTCCGCACCACTGCTTTCAACAGGGCGAGTTAAGGTTAAAAGTTGGAATTTAATCAAACAGCGAGTAAACAAAGTTAAGCGCGAATCTCTAACTGCTTTCAAAAGTGCGGGCAATTCTTCAGGACGAATTGTGGGATTGTTTTCATTCTTGCCGAAATTAAAAACGGCATTCACGTTAAGACAAGGATTAAACTGTATTAAGCCATAATTCACGGCATAATTTAAAATCTCGTTAATTAAGCGAATCGTACGCTTTAATGTATCGCCTTTCCCTTGTTGGTTTAATGGTTCCAATGTTTGAATAATAAGTGCCGGTAAAATATCAGTAACAGGTATTTGACCGAATTTAGGGAAAGCATAGAGTTCTAATCGGCGCCAATTCTTTTCTAAGGTTGATGCCTCTACTTCCTTTACCTTTTTTTCCTTCCACTTTTCAGCAACGGCCAAGAAACTATTTTTTATTTGTTCATTGGTAGCTTCTAGTGCTTTCTTTTTATGTTCTTGTGGATCGATACCTTGAGCAAGCAAAGCGCGATATTCTTCACGCTTGGCACGGGCAGCCGCTAACTGAATTTGAGGATACATACCAAGCCCCGCATTCGTTCTTTTTTGCGTAACCGGATGATAATAATTAAACAGCCAAATTTTAGATCCATTCGGTTTCACTCTTAAAATAAGTCCGTTTCCATCAGACAATGGATACTCTTTTTCTTTTGGCTTTGCTTTCTTAATTTCTGTATCTGTTAAAGGCTTTTTAACGCGTGGCAT